ATATAAAGTATTTTGCACTTCTATGCACAGTCTTGTCAAATGTGTTTATTACACTAGTGGCCGAACTTGCAACTGTTGTTGAGGCGTCTGCCAAATCTGAATGGCTTAATGACACACCCGCCGTTGCAAATGAAAGCACTCCAAGTCCGTTCGTGGTTAAAAATTTGCCCGCACTGTCGTCAGAAGTTGGCATGGTGAACCCACTTATTGTCACACCACCTGATCCGTTACCGGTCAACTCTAGATTGGCATTTGATGAATTTGTTGAAACTGTGTTGTCTGAAATCGTAACTCCATCAATGGCCAAAGATGCAGTGGTGGCCAACGATGTAAAAGTTCCAGCGGCAGGAGTTGCTCCTCCGATGGTTGTATTATCTATGGCACCGCCATTGATGTCCGCTTTGGCGATGACAACCTGTCCTGTACCTGCTGGGGCAATTACAAGATCCGAGTTGGACTGTGTTGTTGTAATTTCGTTGTCTGTGAGGTTGATGTTGGAGTCAACAGTCAAATTAGAGATTACAACACTTCCTGTTCCTCCCGGGGTCAGGTTGATGTCCGCATTTGAACTTGATCCAATTGTGTTGTCATTGAAGGTCAAGTTGTCTATGGTAGTCGTTCCCACTAACCCTGTGGTGCTGGTGACAGCCAGAGTTGAAAGAGTCGTTAGTCCACCCACGTCCAGTGTTCCGGTTGTGGTGATGTTCTCGTTGCCGAAACTGATGGCCCCCGATGAGTCCGTTATGGATCCATTGGCCAGTGTTAGGTTACCTATAGTGGATCCCGTACTAGCATTTAGGGTGCCGACGGTTGCTGTACCTGTGACACTAGCAGTTCCATCTACGATTAAATTCTCGTTGATGTTTATCGCTGTTGAGTCATCGGATGATAGGCTCGTGCCTGTTATCTTGATTGCACCAAACACCACCGAACCTGTCCCGCTAGGTAGAAGGTTGATGTCCTCATTTGATCTTGTTCCTACAATATTGTTGTCGTCGATCTTTATGGCAGGGAATTGGACTACACCAGTGCCCGCTGGGTTGAAAACAAGGTCATCGTTGGATCTAACGGCACTTATTTCATTGCCGGAGATTGTTATTGCATCTAAACTAAAGCCTGGAGCAGAATAAACTTCAGTGAAATTCTCATTCACCTTGGTCATGGCGGTTCTTAGATTATCGCCCGTTCCGTCGTTTGCATTTGACCCTATGTTAAGTGTCTGTTGTGTCATGCCTATACGTTCATTTCCCTTCTAATTACTTTGACCACGTGATCGTTAGTGTTATTTATAGTGCCTAACAGTCTTAAATTGCCGCTATCGATATCTGCTGTGACAGTGATCAAACCGGTTGTACTGCCCACGTTTCCGAATGTGCTGACATACGCATTAGATCCATCATGGGTTACGTTGGCTTCAAATAATTCATAGTTCCCGCCTGTGGCATCCACCACCTGAACATTGTATTTCGCAGATCTAATATTGGATGCACTCACCGAATCGAGTGTTGCCGAGGCGGAGGACGTGCCCGCACCCCTTGATAAGTTTACCCTGTATGCGTTAACTTTTGTAGAACCGCCCGATGTTGAAGTTGCCGACAGTGTTGTGGTGCTACCTGCATGGCCGACTGACAATATGATCTGATCTGTGCCTTTCGTTGACGTAAGTGCGTACTGTGTCACGAATGCGTTTGTGCCATCACTGACCACTGCCGCCTCACAGATCGCTGAATGCCCTTCTGAAGCATTGTGAGAAACTATCACGTAATGTGCCGCTTGGTATGTGCCAGTGCTGAAAGTGTCCAGAGTCGTTGTCGAACTTGAAACTGTGACATCTCCTATCACGTTTATGTTTGTTGAACTCCTGTCTGCCTCGTTGTCGGCCAGTATGATCCTGTATGCGTGTATCCTTAGGTTAGGTTCAAGACCGGCCGCCTTGACCTCAACGTTACTACCGTTTATGGCCGCAGTCAAGGTTACAAGGTCGTTGTTGCCTGTGTTCACTATGTTGTAGGTTGATATGAAAGCAGTTGTTCCGTTGTGGACCACTGAACACTCAATATTACTCAATTCGGTCTTGGATGCGTTGTTCACAGATATGTAATACTTGGCGCCTCTGAATGATGCATGTGCCCATGAGTCAATTACTTCGCTGGCACTGTCCACGTCCGCGTTGATCACGACGGCCGCCTCGTCTTCACCGGAATATCCTGTGGAGTCATCATCTCCCAATCCGATCCTGTAGTAGGACATGGAGTTCTCAGGGGAACTACCTGTGCCTAGCACTCTTATAAGACCGCTGTTTATGTCTGCCGAAGTAATCACATGATTGTTGGTTCCTGTCTTGGCTTGGATAGAAGTCGTTAAGAAAGCATCTGAATTGTTGTGCACCACGGAGTGTTTTGTTACCTCGAATTCATCACTGATATCATCTCGGTTGACTGCCAAATACCATGCACTGTCATACTTTGAAGTTGCAAAACTGTCTTGCACCACTGTGCCAGATTCTATCCTGTTGTGTGAACCCGTCGATGTCACATGATCGATTTCAGTACTTGTTGAGAATGAAATTGTATTGGAATTGTCCGCAATGGTAGACACACTGAACAAGATCGGAGAAGTCTGCCACGACAACTGTCCACTTCCGTTGGTCTGGATAAGTTGTCCCACGGTACCGTCTGAGTTTGGAAAGTTCAAAACCCCGTTGATGTTCACATATCCTGATCCATTGGCCTCGAGTTCCAGGTTATCATTCGATCTATTCGCAGTGATGGTGTTATCAGTTATGGTTACACCGTCCGCCACGATTGATGTGCCCGAGAATGCCAATGTAGTGAAAGTTCCTGCCGCCGGTGTTGTGCCACCAATGACAACATTGTCCACTGTTCCTTCGTTCATATCGATTTTTGACATTTGTACGGAACCTGTGCCATTTGCTGAAAGAACAAGATCATCGTCGGAACGTGTGACCTTGATCACGTTGTCTTTTAAATTTATACTTGAATCTATCGTCAAGTTAGACACATTGACCACACCCGTGCCTCCTGGGGTAAGGTTAAGGTCTGCATTGGAACTGGTGCTTATGATGTTGTCGTTGAATGTGAGGTTGTCCACTGTGGTTGTTCCCACGAATGAAGACGCACCGGATACTGTGAGGCTTCCGAGTGTTGTTACTCCTGCATTAAAATTTCCCGTGGTCGTGATGTTCTCGTTGCCAAAACTGATGTCCCCGGATGAGTCCGTTATGGATCCATTGGCCAGCGTTAGGTTCCCGATTGTAGATCCTGTTGCCCCGACCAGTGTTCCTGTGGTGGTAAGGTTCTCGTTGCCGAAACTGATGGCTCCCGATGAGTCCGTTATGGATCCATTGGCCAGTGTTAGGTTACCCACCTGTGAGCCTGATCCTGCACTCATGGTGCCTGTGTTTATTGTGTTAGAGTTGTTTCCAAAATCTCCGTCAACTATCAAGTTTTCATTTATGTTTATTATTGTGGAGTCTGTGGCCACTATAGACGTGCCTGCGAAACCTATCCCGCCTATGACAACCTTGCCTGATCCGTTGGCCGTGATTTTCAAGTCATCATTTGACCTCGTCAGTTTGATGTTGTTGTCTTCAACTGTGAGGGCCGGGAACGATATATTTCCTGTTCCTGCAGTTTTAAGCACTATGTCGGCGTTTGAAGACTTTGACACGATGTTGTTTTGCTCGAATCTTATATCAGACGCTACGACAGGCAACGCGAAAAATTCTGTGAAGTTAACGTTTATCTTACGACCAGCGTTCCTGATAGTATCACCGGTCCCATCATTGGCCTGTGCGCCTATGTTTATTAGTTCTTGTGCCATATCGACTAATATTTAGCGTATTTTGTGTGTATGCGTCTAGCGGCTATTAGCCTGTGCTTACTCTAAGATCGTTACCGCTTCGGAACAACTGTCCAGCAACACTTGGATCACTTGTAGGTAGATTGGCCATAATGACTTTTGCTGTTAAGATTTCAACTGCTCCAGTACCTGAGGCGTCAATTTGTAAGTTTGCATTGGATTCATTAGATGTTATTTTATTATCTGATACGGTCACGGCACCTAAAACAATGTTGCCTGTGCCATTTGCTGTTAACGTCAAGTCACTATTGGTTACTATTGGTGTGATCGCAGTGTTGTTGATTTGTAATTGATCTATTTCAATGATACCCGTACCGTTGGCCTGTATCTTTAAATCACCGTTTGTTACACTTGTCGTCAATAGACCTGTGTCACCATCACCTACTAGTTGGAATACCTCTTCGAAATTCGTATTGATCTTGGTCATAGCGGTACGTAAAGTATCGCCCGTGGCCGGATTGCCCAGTGTTCCTATGTCTATGTTAATTCTCGCCATAATGTGTTATTCGTATTTATTAAATAGTAATATGTTCATAGAAACCCTAAAGACGATGAAGTTGTACAAGAGGGAGAGCAAACTAGGCACCATGCACAACTACCACAGGAAGAACCTGATCTATGTGTTCAAATGCGATGCCTGTTCAGAG